TGAAGTTATCGACAACGATCTGAAGTCCGTGGATCAGGCGATCCGTGAATATTATGAATTGAAGTAAAGGAGATAAGACCATGATCAATAGACCTAATAACTGGAACGAAGTAAAGGAATTCGCTGACTATCCCAAGCTGCCGCTTGGTGCTTATGTCTGCAAGGTGAAGAAAGCTGTTGTGCAGCCAACCGACTACGGCGATCAGCTGTGCATCCTGTTCGACATTTGCGAAGGTGATTTCAGCAATTTCTATGACAATGAATTCAAGGCGAACACCAAAGAGGATAAGAAGTGGAAAGGCGTTCTGCGCCAGTGGCTGCCCAAGGATGACGGCTCCGAAAAGGACGAATGGACTAAAAGCAGCTTGAAGGGAATGACTTCTGCCTTTGAGAAGTCCAATCCAGGCTATCAGTGGAATTGGAATGAAACTTCCCTTGTTGGCAAGGTAATCGGCATCATCTTCCGCAATGAGGAATGGGACTACAACGGCAAGCATGGCTGGGCTGTCCGTCCTTTCCGGGCTTGTGATGCCGA